GTCAGAAGAAGTTGTATCTGAAGCCGAAGAAGAGGTTTCAGAAGAAGTTGTAACTGAAGCCGAAGAAACAGAAGAAGAGGTTTCAGAAGAAGTCGTAGCTGAAGGCGATGAAGATGAAGAAGGTGAGGCCGTCGTAAGTGAAGATGACGAGATCACCGAAGAGATGGAAGACGAAGAAGATGAAGAAGAGGAAGAAGAAGAGGAACAGGATGAAGGTGTCCTAGACTTAGAAGCTATCCTCCGCGAACTTCAAGCCGAAGTTGACGCTATGAATGAAGAAGAAGACGATGAAGAAGAGGAAGAAGAGGAAGACTCCGATCTAGATATGGGTGAGGACGACGATGACGACCAACGCATCGCTGACCTAGATCTTGATGAAGAGGATCGTGATGAAGAAGAAGAGGACGAGGAAGAAGTTGAGGAAGATCTCGACATTGACGCAATTCTTCGCGAGATCGAAGCCGAGCTGTCGGAAGAGGATGACAGTACAGTGGCTGAGGAAAATGCAAGACTACAATCTGAGTTGGCTGAATATCAGAAGGCAGTTGAATTACTTCGCAGCAAGCTCAATGAGGTCAATCTTCTAAATGCTAAGTTACTCTTTACAAACAAGTTGTTCAAAAGCAGAGAACTCACACAAGAGCAGAAAGTTCATGTCATTGAGACATTTGATCTTGCTACAACTCTCCGTGAGGTTAAGCTTCTCTACGCTACATTAAGTGAGGCTACAATCCCTGTTAAGTCTAAGAAGTCAACCGTTCCAGCTCAGACAGTTGTTACAGAAGCAATTGCTTCTAATGTTGTTGGTTCGACGGCTCCTAAGACAGAGGTTATCGAAGAAGACGCTATGTCTGGTTTCCGCAGAAGAATGCAGGAACTAGCAGGCGTTAAAGTACTATAATTTAACATTTAATTTTTAATTTTGGAGATTGAAACATGAGCGATATTAAGAGCTTTTTAAACGAGGCTTCTACTGCTCACCAACAGCTATCTAAGGAAGCACGTAGAATGGCTGATAAGTGGGAAGGTAGTGGTCTTCTTGAAGGCCTTGATGGACATGAGAGAAACGGCATGGCCGTTCTTCTTGAAAACCAAGCAGGCCAGCTTCTTAACGAAGCATCTTCAACTGGAAACGAAAATTGGGAAGGCGTTGCTCTCCCATTAGTTCGTAAAGTCCTTGGACAAATTGCCTCCAAGAACTTTGTTTCAGTTCAACCAATGAATTTACCAGCTGGACTAGTCTTCTTTATGGACTTCCAGTACGGAACAGCACAGAGCGACCGTGCTTCTGGTGAATCCGTTTATGGTGTAACAAGTGGTAGTGGTACACTTCCACGCGACGGTCTATATGGCGCCGGTCGTTTTGGTTACTCCTCAAAGAAACAAACAACCACAGATCCAAGTGATGCTGCTGCTACAACAGCTTCTGCAGCTGATCTTGATTTCGAAACAACCTCGTCTGGTACGGTTTATGGTATCTACCGTATTCCTCAGAGTGACTTCACTCGCCCAGATCTCGTAGGTGTTCGTTCTTTCGTTCCTTCGGGTTCGGGAGTTGACTTTGGTGGTACATGGTTACCACAGTTTACAAAGGTTAGTGGTTCTAACATTAACTTCGTTGCACCACTTGGTGGTACAATCCAAGCGGTTGACTATAACCAACAGCCAACCAATGCTGAACGCGGTGACTTCGAAGACACCGATGGTTCAGACATCAGTATCCCAGAACTGAACCTCTCGCTACGTAGTGAGACAATCGCAGCTAAGACACGTAAGTTGAAAGCTGTCTGGTCGCCAGAACTCGCTCAGGATCTCAATGCTTATCACAGTATTGATGCTGAGGCCGAGTTAACAGCCATGTTGAGTGATCACATTTCTCTGGAAATTGATCTTGAAATTCTTGATATGCTTATTGGTGACGCAACAACGACCGATTACTGGTCGGCACAGGTTGGATCAGTTTATGATTCCGCAACAGGTGCATTCACAAATGTGAACACAGGAACAGCATGGACAAACATGACATGGTTCCAGACACTAGGACAGAAGATGCAGAAGGTTTCTAACAGAATCCATCAGTTGACTCTTCGTGGTGGTGCAAACTTCGCAGTTTGTTCTCCAACAGTTGCTACAATCCTTGAAACCATCCCAGGCTTCATGGCAGGAACTGCTGGTGACAGAATGGAGTTTGCCGCAGGTGTTACACAGGTCGGTTCGTTCCAGAATCGTTACACGATTTATAAGAACCCATATATGACAGAAAATGTTGTTCTCATGGGCTTCCGTGGATCGAACTTCTTGGAGACAGGTGCTGTGTACGCTCCATACATTCCGTTGATCATGACACCACTCGTCTATGATCCAACAAACTTCACGCCAAGAAGAGGTGTGATGACCCGCTATGCTAAGAAGGTCGTCCGCCCAGAATTCTTCGGTAAGATCGTTATCGACAGATTGGAGTTAATCTAATCAGATAACATTCGAAGTTGAATGACAAGAAGGGTGGGGGTTTTTCCCCCACCCTTTCTTTTTGCGGTTATCTTTACTATTTATAAAAAGGATTAAATTTACTAGAGAATTGTAATGGCAACTACTCCCGAATATATAGCTTATGACGGCAATCCATCAAACCCAAACGGACTAACTCCGTTTGGTATTTTTGATGCTGAAACAACATTCCAATCAGACGGACCAAAAGTTGCAAACTATGTTGCGAGTAGATTGGGGTATCCAATTTTAGATGTGGAACTCCAAGATCAACAAGTTTATGCCTGTTTTGAAGAAGCTGTTATTGAATATGGAAAGCAAGTTAATCAATTCAGGGCCAGAGATTATATGTACAATATGTTGGGTAATTCAACTAATGATGATATGACCCAACGAAATATTATTGGTACACCGTTAAATCAAGTTATTAAATTGTCTAAAGACTATGGATCTGAAGCTCTTTCTGGTGGAAATGTTGAGTTAAAACGAGGAAGTTTTACAACAGCAGCCGACACAGCTTCTTATGATTTAAAATCTTTGTGGGGAGATGTTAGTGAGAGTGGTCGTAGTTTAGAAATACGAAAAGTCTTTCATAACGCAGCTCCTGCGTTCGCTAGATATTATGATCCATTTTCAACAACGGGATTGGGAATCACAAATTTATTTGCAGAGTTTGGTTTTGATGGGTATTCACCTGCTATTACATTCGTTATGATGCCAGCATATGAAGATATGTTAAGAGTTCAGGCTATTGAAATTAATGATATGATTAGAAAGAGTATTTATACCTTCACGATTTCAGACAACAAGTTAAGAATCTCTCCTATCCCAACTACTGCTTATGAAATATATTTTGATTATTATGTTGAGAATGAGAAAACAGGATCGGTTCTACAATCCGGCAGTGCGAATGATTATGTAAGCGACCTTTCGAATGTTCAACTTGATCACATACCTTACAATAATATCAATTCTATTGGTAAGGTTTGGATATACAAATATACCTTAGCTCTATCAAAAGAATTACTTGGATTAATTCGTTCTAAATACGAAAGAGTACCTATTCCAAATCAAGATATTAGAATGGATGGTGAACTTCTCCGACGAGAAGCTGTTCAAGAAAAAGCAGACTTGATCGAAGAACTACAGGAAACCTTAATGAAGGCTGGTTATCACGAACAAATGAAATTACAAGCTGAGTCGGTTGACAATCAAGTTAAAATTATTGGTCGGGTTCCGCTTCCAATTTATGTAAAGTAATATGGCTAAATTTGTTAGTAGTAGAGACTTTGAATTCTTTCAACACGTTAATCGTGAGCTAGCATCTGAAATTGTTGATACAATAGTAATTCTATATAAACTAAATCTCAACTATGTCAATACAAACATTTATGGTGAGTCTACTGAAAAAATTTCGTATGATGGTGTAGAGCTTCCATCATTTATTGATTACCAAACAAATGAAGTTATTACTGATGCTGGTTTTGGTGTGGACCAAACACAACAAGTTGAATTTAGATTTGTACGCAGAATTTTAGAAGAAAGACACGTTTACCCAGAAATCGGGGATGTTGTTGGATATAATGATGCTTTTTATGAGATTGATAATGTCCAAGAAGTTCAGTTGATTGCTGGACGAGTTGGATATAATCAATCTATTATATGTTCGACACACCTAACAAGAAGAAGTAACATTCAAATTGAATCTAGGCAAGTATGAGTGATAAGATAAACCTTACGAAAAATGCACAACTTGACGGTCAATATCAAAACCGTGGGTTGGATACAAAAACCGAAGAAGATACGAAAGTCTCCATATCTTTGATGGATATTGATAGCACCATCATAAAGTATATGGAAGATGTTATTCAACCAGCTGTGGTTCAGGATGATAAAAAGGTTTCTGTACCAATCATGTATGGTAATCCTGAAAAATGGAAGAGCGTTAGAAAAGATGGTGTGCTTCGTGATGTTAGGGGAAAACTTCAAATTCCATTGTTAATGATTTCTCGTAATAGTATGAGAAAAAATAATTTGAGTAACCCAGTGAACAAGTATCACGAAAAAGATTTTACATCAACTGAGTGGAATCCCAGAAACAAATACGATAGATTTGGACTTTTAAATAGTGTTGAAACAAGCAAGAAATATGTTTCAGTATTATATCCCGACTTTTATGATTTAAGTTATAATTGTATTGTTTGGACAGAATATATGCAACAGATGAATCACCTTGTAGAACAAATTTCATTTGAGGTGGAAAATTATTGGGGTGAAAGAGAAAAATATAAATTTAAGACTAGTGTATTGGAGTATAGAAATACAATTCAATTGCCAGAAAAAGCAGATAGATTAGTAAGATCAGAATTCACGATGATTGTAAAGGCTTATTTACTACCAGAAAACACGGTTGATAAATATGGAAGACCAATTAATGTTAATCAAACTAGGTTTACTCCTAGAAAATTAATAATTCGTGAAGATATTGAAAATTCTTAATTTTGAAAATTCATAAACATATTTATAATACAAAGGACTTTAATACAAAGGCTTAGTTATGACAAAGTTAAGTGACGATGAACTAAAGCAGGTAAAAGATAATCGTGAAACCGTCGTTTTGATAACAGAAAAAGTAAGTGAAATGTTTTTACAAAAAACTGTTTTGGATGATTTGATTCAAAAATTACAAAATGAGTTTTTAATTAGTTTAGAAAAAGAACAAAATTTCATTAAACAGCTTAATGAAAAGTATGGTGAAGGGTTACTTGATATTGAAACAGGTGAAATAAAAACTACCTAATGGAGAATAGAGTATGGCAGAGCGCGTAGTTAGCCCGGGCGTATTCACCCGCGAACGTGACTTATCGTTCTTAGAGCAGGGTGTGGCTAACATTGGTGGTGCATTTGTTGGTGTTGCGGAAAGGGGCCCAGCATTTGTTCCAGTAATTGTTAATAGTCAAACTGAATTTGAGAATAGATTTGGTAAAGCGGATGAATATAGCTATTTAGGATATACAGTTCAAAATTATCTTCAAGAAGCGCAGTCCGCTACGGTTGTTCGCGTTCTTGGATTAGATGGATATCAAGGTACAACCTATCAGTCCGCTAAATTAATTGCTAGTGGATCACAGGGAGAACAGGTTCTTGCTGTTTTCCACCCAACCCCAAGTGGATCAAGCATTGTATCTGCTTCGGTTAGTGGTACTGATTCCTTAAGTATTGTTTTGAGTGGATCGGCCGGAACATCTTCATACTCTAGTGTTACTCCGTCCGCATCGCTTGCAAACAGTATCAATGAGTCGATTTCAACTAGTGCAACCGCTACGTCGGCTGGATACACATACGCATATTTTCCAAACGCAATTGATCTTGTTGCTGGTGGTGCGGGTGCTGAGCACAGTATTCGTATTGAAACTTCGTCCGCTGTTCTAAACTTTAGTGGATCTTCTTACGGAAACGCTTCAACTCCATTTATTAGATCACAGGAGATTGGTGGTTCACGATATGATCTATTCAAAGTTCATACGTTGGCAGATGGATCGAATAGTAACAAACACATAAAAATATCTATTCAATCAATTAAATATAGATTACAGTCTGGATCTTTCGGTACATTCTCACTATTAGTTAGAGATGCCGGTGATACAGATACTAATACAACAGTTTTAGAACAATACGATAACCTAACATTAGATCCCGATAGTTCCGACTTTATCGCAAGAAGAATTGGTAATAGTTCGGTTGTGTTGGATACTGTGTCTAGTGAATACAGATATGTTGGTGACTATAGAAACCAAAGTCAATATATCAGAATCGAATTGAGTGCTGACGCATACAGCTTACCAGAAATTGCTCTACCATATGGGTTTGCTGGAGTACGAGCACCTGTTTATGTATCAAGTGAAAGTGTTGTTCCGGCTCAAGTTGTTCAAACCGCTTGGACATCAGCATCCTTGGTCAGTGGATATAAAACAGGTGCTACTAGAGATAGTAAAAAATTCTATGGATTTGATTACACAGCTACGAACTTTACAAATCAAAGTTTCCTTGCACCAATTCCAAACAGTGTAAGTGGTACAATATCATATATTGCTGTTACCGGATCTACTTCGGCTCCTTCCACGACCACAGAATTCTCATTAGATAACGTTCAAGAAAATGAGGTAGATGGAAGTAATCTGAGTATTACAAATGCTGCTCACATTACATACCGTAAGTTTACGGTTCCATTCCAAGGTGGATTTGATGGGTTTGAACCAAATAGAACAAAATCAATTGGCGAAAACATAACAGCCGCAAACAGTCAGGGATTCAACTTGACAAACTCTTCGACAGAAGGTTCAAGAGCATTTAAGAGGGCTTTAGATTCGATTAAGAATCCAGAGTCTTATGACATTAATCTCTTGGTTATTCCCGGCGTCAACTATGAACAACATCCATATATTTCCCAATACGCAATTGACATCTGTGAAGATAGACAAGATTGCTTCTTTATTATGGACTTGGCTAGTTATGGGGCCACAATCACAACAGCAAATTCAACTGCACAGTTGATTGATTCAAACTATGTTGCTGGTTGGTATCCTTGGGTTAAGGTCTTAAATACAAACACAAACAAGTTCATTTGGGCACCACCTTCGGTTGTACTACCAGAGGTATTTGCTTACAACGATAGTGTATCGGCAGAATGGTTCGCACCAGCCGGATTGAATCGTGGTGGTATTCCGGGCGCAACCGATGTTAAGACAAGGTTGAACAGAACAAATCGTGATGAGTTGTACGAAAATAAAGTCAACCCAATTGCACAATTCCCAGGCCAAGGTATCGTTGCCTTCGGACAGAAAACTCTACAAACAAAGCCAAGTGCTCTTGATAGAATTAACGTCCGTCGTCTCTTGATTGCACTTAAAAAGTTTATCGCATCGAGTTCGAGATACCTATTGTTTGAACAAAATACAGAAGCTACAAGAAACCGTTTCTTAAACATTGTTAATCCGTATCTTGCCAGTGTTCAGGAAAGACAGGGACTCTTCGCTTTCCGTGTGGTGATGGATGAAACAAACAACACACCAGATGTCATTGACAGAAATCAGTTGGTTGGTCAGATTTATCTACAACCTGCTAGAGCAGCTGAATTCATCGTCCTTGATTTCAACATCTTACCAACAGGAGCAACGTTCCCTGAAGGTTGATCATTTTAACAAGTTATATTTTTGATAGTACCTAATATTTATATAAAAGATTTTTTGGAGACACAATATGGCCAATCTGGTAAGTGAACAAGAGTTATTCTTTAAGGCGTTTGAGCCTAAGATGGCTAATAGATTCATCATGTATGTTGATGGATTACCAACTTATGTTATTAAAGGCGTAAGTAGACCAACCATATCACAAGACAGTAAAGTATTAAATCACATTAATGTTCAACGATATGTAAAGGGTCGCTCTGTTTGGGGACCAGTATCAATGACCCTATTTGATCCAATTGTTCCATCTGCCGCTCAATCTGTAATGGAATGGGTTCGACTACATCACGAATCTGTAACGGGAAGAGATGGATATTCTGATTTCTATAAAAAAGATTTGACAATCAATGTCCTTGGTCCAGTGGGTGATAAGGTTGAGGAATGGATTCTAAAGGGAGCCCAAATCACAGAAGCTAACTTCGGTGAGTTAAATTTCGATGGGGATGATCCAGTTAATATATCTCTAACAGTTCAACCAGATTATTGTATTCTTAATTACTAGTAGAAAGAAAAATAAAACTGCTCTAACTGAGCGACCTCCCTGTAGCTGGTTCAGGGAGGTTTTTTGTTATATTCAAAAATACTTATAGTAAGACATTTAATTAGAGTACACAATTATGGCACAAAGTACAAATTTAACAGTAGGTCAGGGAGAAACTTTTAAAGTTTTGATAACGATTCAAGATGATACCGGCGCTTCTATTGACGTATCGGACCAACATTTTACTGGATCGGTGAGACAAACGTATAGTTCAGAGGACACATCGGCTAGTTTTGCGTTTGAAAAAATAACTCCAAATAGCTCTGGTTCTCTTTATATGAGTCTTGCTCCTGCTTCAACAGCAACATTATCATCTCAAGATTATGTTTATGATGTCTTAATGACTAGTGAATCGGTTACTCGTAGAATTATTGAAGGAAAATTTATTGTACGTCCATCTGTAACGAGGTAGCTTAAATGGCGTCACTACCAGAAGGGATAAGTCTTGATATACCAGATTTAGTTGTAAGCATCGAGCCAAGGTCGGAATATATAGTAACAATACAACCAGTAGATGAATATCGTACTGTTACATTAACTACGCCAATAACCACTAGAGCTACAAGTGTATTTGTTGACCGAGCACAGTCTGCTAGTTTTTCTCAGACGGCGATTACTGCTTCATACTTTGATACTGATTTGACAGTTGAAAGTGCCTCCTTTGCTAATTTAGCAGCTACTGCTTCGTATATGGAAACTGCTCAAACTGCTTCATATGTCGATACCGCTCAAACTGCTTCTTTTGTTACGGCGTCAAGGTCGATTATTGGTCAATTAACCGGATCTACGATAACTGGCTCTTTTGTTGGAGACGGTAGTGGATTAACATCAGTACCTTCATCGAGCACCGCAACTAGCGCATCTTACAGTACTACTGCTTCATACAGCAACACAAGTGAGTGGGGTGGATTGAACAGCATACCTGCTGGAATCATATCAAGTTCTACACAACTTCCAGCAAATATAGTATCGGCGTCATCTCAAGTTGATCACGACGCCACTACCAACTTTGTAGCAAATGAGCATATAGACCACTCAGGAGTATCTGTTACCGCTGGGGACGGATTAACAGGTGGAGGTACAATCGCTGCCACAAGAACTATCAATGTTGTTGGTGGGGATGGTATTACGGCAAACGCAAATGATATTCAAGTAGATGCTACGGTATTGAGAACTACCGGAAACGCAATTGTATCAAGCTCTGCCCAATTTACCTCGTCTACTGCCCCATTCACGGGATCGTTCTCTGGATCAGCATTCGCTGGTGATGGTAGTGATCTAACAGGATTAGTTTCTTCTTCACACAGTACAACAGCATCGTATAGTCATAGGAGCGAATGGAACGCACTAAATAGTAAACCTTCTGGAATCATATCAAGCTCTACTCAACTTCCATCGGGTACATTGTCAAGTTCAGCGTTTTCTTCCCCATCACAGGGAACAGTCAGAGCCATAATCAACGGCACCACAACTGATGTTGATACTGGACTACAAACAGGAGATAGTCCACAATTTACAAACCTTACGGTTTCGGGTGATTTAACAGTTAACGGATCAACAACATATCTTTCAAGTTCTCAAGTAGATATTGGTGACCGTATTCTTACCTTAAATGCTAATAATGCTGTTGGTGATGGTGGACTGTACGTACACGATATAGATACAAATGAAACTGGATCGCTGTTGTGGGATGTTAGTGAGGATAAATGGATCGGTGGATTGAAAGACTCAGAAAGCGAATTAATGACTTTGAGTTCAATCAATGCCAAGGGTGTGATTAGTAGTTCTGCTCAATTCAAAACCTTAACTGCTCCATTTACAGGTTCCTATACAGGATCGTTTGTTGGTGATGGTAGTGATTTAACAGGATTAGTTTCATCTTCATATAGCACAACTGCTTCATACAGTGAAACTGCTTCATATAGTGAAACTGCTTCATACAGCAACACAAGTGAGTGGGGTGGATTGAACAGTATACCAGCGGGTATAATATCTAGTTCTACACAATTACCGTCCGGTACGGTGTCTGCGTCCTCCCAAGTTGACCACGACGCTACTACGAACTTTGTAGCCAACGAACATATAGACCATTCATCAGTTTCGGTTACTGCTGGAGACGGACTAACAGGTGGTGGTACAATCGCTTCAACCAGAACTATTAATGTGGTTGGTGGAGACGGCATCACGGCAAATGCGAATGATATTCAGGTAGATGCTACTGTACTACGAACTACAGCTAATTCTGTTATCTCTAGTTCTGCTCAATTCACTTCCTCCACGGCCCCATTTACTGGTTCATTTACTGGTTCATTTACGGGAGACGGTAGTGGATTAACATCAGTACCTTCATCGACCACCGCAACTAGCGCATCTTACAGTACTACAGCTTCATATAGTAATACAAGTGAATATAGTGGATTAAATGGTGTACCTGCTGGAATCGTATCAAGCTCCACTCAACTCCCATCGAATATTGTATCCGCATCGTCTCAAGTTGACCATGATGCTACCACCAACTTTGTAGCCAACGAACACATAGACCATTCGGGGGTATCAATCACTGCTGGAGACGGACTAACAGGCGGTGGTACGATTGCTGCCACAAGAACTGTCAATGTGGTGGGTGGAGATGGTATTACGGCAAACGCAAATGATATTCAAGTAGATGCCACTGTGTTGAGAACTACAGGAAACGCAATTATCTCCAGTTCTGCTCAGTTTACCTCCTCAACCGCTCCATTTACTGGTTCATTTACTGGTTCATTTACGGGAGACGGTAGTGGATTGGACTTGGGTGGACTATCTGTAACCTCAGCTTCATATAGCACAACTGCTTCATATAGTAATGTAAGTGAATATAGTGGATTAAATGGTGTACCTTCTGGAATCATATCAAGCTCTACCCAACTTCCATCGAACATAGTATCAGCTTCGTCCCAAGTCGATCACGATGCTACTACTAATTTCGTAGCCAATGAACACATAGATCACTCAGCGGTATCAATTACTGCTGGAGATGGATTGACGGGCGGGGGTACGATTGCTTCAACTAGAACTATAAACGTAGTTGGTGGAGATGGAATTACAGCAAACGCAAATGATATTCAAGTAGATGCCACTGTGTTGAGAACCACAGGAAACTCTGTTATCTCAAGCTCTGCTCAGTTTACTTCCTCCACAGCTCCATTCACTGGATCGTTCTCTGGATCATTCTCTGGGGGAGTAGTAGCTTCTGAGATTGGAATCGGCACTGCAAGCCCCGGCACGCTGCTTGAACTAAAAGAGTCTAGTAATGGAGCCGGAGATTCCGTCATTCGACTACGAGGACACGGTAACGACAGCGACAATACCATCCTTGGCGCACTAGAGTGGTTTAACGCAGACAGCTCCGGCGACCAGCCGGGAGTTGTTGCTCGGGTAGAAGGTGTCAGTGGAAACGTTAACGGACATATGGGCGAATTGGTTTTCAAAACCCATGATGGAAGTGAAAGCGGTGGGGAAGGCTCTGACCCTGTTGAACGTGTACGTATTGATAACAGCGGTAATGTTGGTATCGGCACTAGCTCACCAACCGTACTCCTTGATGTATCGGGTTCAATAAGTGCAAGTGAAAATATAAGTGCAGTTGGTTCGGTTACCGCAGAAACTTTTGTTGGAACATTTAGTGGAGCAGTATCAAGTTCAGCCCAAGTTGATCATGATGCTACTACAAACTTTGTAGCAAACGAACACATAGATCACTCAGGAGTATCGGTTACCGCTGGGGATGGATTAACAGGTGGCGGTACGATTGCTTCAACCAGAACCATTAATGTTGTTGGTGGGGACGGTATCACGGCAAACGCAAACGATATTCAAGTAGATGCTACTGTGTTGAGAACCACAGGAAACTCTGTTATCTCAAGCTCTGCTCAATTCACTTCCTCAACCGCTCCATTTACAGGCTCGTTCCAAGGTGATGGTTCTCAACTTACTCTTGGTGGCACTGCAATTGTATCAAGTTCAGCGTTTTCTTCCCCATCACAAGGAACAGTCAGAGCCACAATCAACGGTGCCACAACTGATGTTGATACAGGACTGCAAACAGGAGATAGCCCACAATTTACAAACCTCACCTTGTCAGGTAATTTAACGGTAAATGGAACTACCACTTATATTTCAAGTTCTGAAGTAGATATTGGTGATCGTATTGTTACTTTGAATGCTAACAACGCATCTGGTGATGGTGGATTATATGTACATGATATAGACACAAATGAAACAGGATCATTACTATGGGACGTTAGTGAGGATAAGTGGATTGGTGGATTAAAAGATTCAGAAAGCGAATTGATGACTCTCAGTTCAATTAATACCAAGGGTGTGTTTAGTGGTTCTGCTCAAGTCGATCACGATTCCACTACGAACTTTGTAGCCAACGAACACATAGATCACTCAGGAGTATCGGTTACTGCTGGAGATGGTCTGACGGGTGGAGGCACAATCGCTGCCACAAGAACCATTAATGTGGTTGGTGGAGATGGAATTACTGCTAATGCAAATGATATTCAGGTAGATGCTACGGTATTAAGGACCACAGGAAATGCAATTATTTCCAGTTCTGCTCAATTTACTTCTTCAACTGCTCCGTTTACAGGCTCGTTCCAAGGTGATGGTTCTCAACTTACTCTTGGTGGCACTGCAATTGTATCAGCTTCATCCCAAGTTGATCACGATGCTACCACCAATTTCGTAGCCAATGAACACATCGACCACAGTGGAGTAACAATCACAGCGGGTACTGGTTTAACAGGCGGTGGTACAATTGCTGCTACAAGAACTCTTAATGTCGTTGGTGGTGACGGTATTACCGCTAATGCAGATGATATTGAAGTAGATGCTACGGTATTGAGAACTACAGGAAACGCAATTATTTCCAGTTCTGCTCAATTTACTTCATCTACTGCCCCATTCACTGGATCGTTCTCTGGATCATTCTCTGGGGGAGTAGTAGCTTCTGAGATTGATGTAAATGGTGATGTCAGCGTTGGAGATGACCTATCACTTGCAAGCGATGCGGCTGTTTTAAACTTTGGTGCTGATTCGGATGTAAGCCTTACCCATGTGCACGACACTGGACTGCTACTAAACAGCACACGCCAGTTACAGTTCAACGATGCGTCTCAGTACATCAATGCACCTTCGGCTACCGTTCTGGACATTAACGCAACCGACGAGATTGAGCTTAACGCGACAGCCGTTGACCTCAATGGCACACTGGATGTGTCGGGTACGACCACACTAAACAACACGGTAACGATAACTAAAAGCGGAACAACGTCACTTCTATTAACCGACTCAAGCGATACTTCGACAACAGGCCGATTCTCTAACGCCAACGGTATTACAACAATTGACGCTGATCAAAACGATGCGGTTGCTGGTTCGTACATCAACCTTAAGGTTGACGGTTCTACCCAAGCTGTACTTGACACTACTGGATTGGGTATCGGTACTACGAGTCCGGCAAGTGCTCTACATCTTTCGGGATCGGCCACAGCTAATGCTAGAATCACGCTCTCCCAAGCTGGTGCTTCAAAAGAAGCTACAATACAACAAGGTTCTACGGGTCTTGCACTGTCCGCTGCTGGAAGTAATGCTATCAGATTTGATGTAGGCGGTTCGGAAAGAATGATCGTCTCTTCCAGCGGATACTTAGGCATCGGCACTTCGACCCCCGAAAGGGAGTTAGATGTTCGTGGTGAAATTTACGTTGAGACATCAGATGACCAAATAGCAGATTTTTATTCCAGTGACACCACAGGCTACATACGAGTTCGCGACAACAACGATTCGTTTTATGTCTCGTCTGATAACCGTGTAGGTTCTATTGGCCCGAACGTGGGTGCTCACGCAAACAATATTAACATTGATTTAACAAACGGCAACGTCGGTATCGGTACTACCTCACCAACTGCACTCCTTGATGTAAATGGTGACGCTTCAATAAGTGGAAGTCTTTATCTGTCCGATAGTGGATCGGGAATCACTATCGAGCGACATGGGAGCAATACTCCATTTTTAGATATTGTTCGACACGATAGTAGTATCGCCGGTAATAACACCCTAGGCCGTATCCGTGGTCGAGGTAAATTAGGCGCCGCAGGGCCTGAGATTACTGGAGCATCGATTCAATTCCGAGCTGACCAGACATGGGCTTCGGGTTCAGCCCAAGGAACTAGGATTACATTTACAACGACTGAAAATGATACTTCTACGTCCATCGACGATTCCGAAGAACGAATGCGTATCGATCATAACGGCAACATCGGTATCGGTACTACAGCCCCCGGCGCGTTGCTTGAGCTAAAAGAGTCTAGCAATGCGGCTGCGGATGCTGTTCTTCGATTACGAGGACACGGTAACAACTCGAAGGATACCATCCTTGGTGCGGTGGAGTGGTATAATGCAGACAGCTCCGGCGACCAGCCGGGAGTTGTTGCTCGGGTCGAGGCTGTCAGCGGAAACTCAAACGGCCATATGGGTGAGTTGGTCTTTAAGACCCATGATGGAAGTGAGGGTGGGGAAGGCTCTGATCCTGTCGAGCGGATGCGTATCCACAATAATGGTGATGTTAGCTTACAGGCCACAAAAAGGATTTATTTTGATGGGTATGGAAACACCTCCATGTACGAATCTTCTGCTGACGTACTTCAGATAGTTGTTGGTGGTAACAATGCAATCCGAATACGAGACGGCGTAAACGATGTAAACATTCAGACGCTTGACCTTACCATTGATGCAACACAAAAGTTTTACTTAGACGGAGGTGGCAACACCTACATCCATGAGTCTTCCGCAAACACCGTTCAAATTGTTGCTGATGGTGCCGCCAGAGCCACAATCAACACCGATGGCGTAGATGTGGTTGGTGACATTGAAATAAACGGATATCGTGCTGCACGTCAAACAACTTATGGATATAGTAGTGCTTATAAAGCTATTGTGTTTGGAACCGGATCTGTAGCAAACGTTTCACTTGGTGTGGATGTCAATAATGTGGCAGGTTCATCTTTCGCCAGCGCTGGTCAAGTTCACGTACCTAGAGGTGGTATAACGTTTGTTAATAATGCTGGAAATCAGTTTATCGGGTTCGTTAGTCGTAAAGCCGGAACCGATCACTTATATGTCGGTCCAGCGATGTCATCTGGTATGGCATCTGGACCGTTGACCATAACGAACACGGACCTAGATGTATCGGGAGAATTAACAGCAGGAACAAAGACGTTCCGAATTGATCATCCTCTGACTAGTATGTCAGCATCACACACCCTGTCCCACGCAAGTATTGAGGGTCCACGGGCTGATTTGATGTATCGTGGAACGGTTCAACTTAGTAGCGGTTCGGCAACAATAAACTTGGATCAAGCTGCAAGAATGACCGCTGGAACGTGGGCAGCTCTTTGCCGTGATCCTCAAGTGTGGGTACAAAACGAAACAGGATGGACACAAACTCGCGGTTCTGTAACAGGAAACACACTCACGATTGCCGCCCAAGATAGTAACTGTACAGACACCGTGTCGTGGATGGTGGTTGCGGAAAGAAATGATCCTACCTATCTGGCTAGTGATACAACAGATGACAGCGGACTCTTTAGACTAGAAAGAGAGAAGCCGGAAGATTTCCGGCCGCAGCCGGAAGAATAAAATAATTTACCATAATATTTATATTATATAGTACAACCATGAAGGAGAAAAAATATAATGTCAATTACATATACATGGACATTTGATCCATTAGATGTAACATATCAATCAGCTAGTTTGCAAAATGTTGTTACGAACGTTCATTGGCAAGCTTACGCTACAACAGAAGGTACATCAAGTTTAGGAGCTTCGGGATCGTTTACCAAGCGTAGAATAGGAACTGAACACCTTGGACCCGCGCCGGCCGCTTCTTTTACCAACTTTGATGACCTAACACACAATCAAGTCTTTGCTTGGGTAACTAGCTCTATGGGTGACACAGAGTATAATGCTATACTTAATCAATTAAGTGGTTCTTTGGCAACACAGTTGAATCCAGCCACTGGAAAGAAAAACGCCCCTTGGTAGTATTGACAAAATAATATAGATGTGTTATTATAATAATAAGTTATTTTTAATGGAGTTGTTATGACTAAAGAAACTGAAGACATACAAAACATAGAACAAACAGAACTAGAACAACCAGACCAACCACAGTCGGTTGAGGTCATTGATGAACAACCAATTCCAAAAGCTCTAATCACGATCATTAATAATAGTAACCGTGAACTTCAAGAAACACAACAGCGTTTAATGAATCAAGTTAATGAATGTTCCGCAGAACTTATGGAAATGCTGTCCCTTAGAAGAGAAGATGGTTGGTTTTTGGATATTGAAGGACAACGTTTTGTTAAGGTAGAATTGCCACAACCAACCGAATAGCGTGCCCCACGACTCCGCAGAATCTGTAGTTTTTCCTTTTGGTAAATTTAAGGGATATACTCTTGCGCACATTATACGAGAAAGTCCAGATTATGCGTATTGGATTAGAGACAAAACTGACTTTTCTCCTATTTGGAGAGAAGCAGTTACGCTAGCGTTAGAAAATAAAGATATTGGTCATCTCAAATTGCCACGGGTCAAGACCACGGAGAACAAATATGTTCAACATAAAAAAGTAATTGAAATCAGTGAACTAAATAAGAATATGGCAAAAATCAATATGCCATATGACAAATCTCTTATTGCTAGATTTAAGTCTACCATTGATGGCCGTAAATGGAATGATAAAGAAAAACAATGGGAATTCCCAATTGTTCAGTTACCTAAAGTAGTTGAGATTATAAAAACATATGAGGTCAAGGTAACACCAAAAATTAAGAAAATTTATCAAAATGTTTTAGAAGAACAAAAACTCAGACATGAAGTAAGACAAAAAGAAGACACAGACTTTAATATTCCCGGCTTAAACTTGCCTTTATTTCCATACCAAAAGGTTGGTGTGGAATTTGCATATCATACAGGTGGTAGATGTTTGATCGCAGATCAGCCGGGATTGGGTAAAACAGTTCAGGCTATTGCATATGCCAAATTAATGAATCTAAAGACATTGGTGGTTGCACCGTTATCTGTGGTCATCAACTGGAGAAAAGAGATCGACAAGTTTACCGGACTAAAGAGTACAATCTGGACAAGTAAAGATGTTGATGGTGATTTGGAAAACCAATTCCACATTATTAACTACGACGCTGTTCGTAAAGTCCATGATGTATTACGGAAGATGGATTTCGATCTTTTAGTTTGTGATGAGGCTACATTTTTAAAGAACAGAAATACATTACGATTCAAATCTATTCTTGGTTCATACAAAGAACGTAGAAAATATCCCGGCATTAAAACTGACCATATCATTTTCTTAACTGGAACCCCAGTTATGTCCCGCCCTATTGAAGCCTTTACTTTGTTACATATTATAGACAAAAACAGGTTTAGTAATTTCTATCATTTCACACAACGATATGGTGGCTGGAAGGGGGTTCCGGTTAGAAATCTTAGAGAATTACATGAACGTACAAAAGATCTAACGATCCGTCGTAAAAAGAGTGACGTTCTACAAGAACTTCCAGACAAACAAAGAAATGATTTGTATATTGAAATGTCTACAGAGGAACGTAGGCAATATCTAAAGATGTTAGATGAGTTGTTCAGTGAGTGGAAATTCAGTGGAAAACCAACCGTGGGAACAATGCCTAAAATTCAATCGTTTTTGATTGAACAGAAAATGCCACGATTACACGAAATCATAGATGAGTATTTAGACAATGATAGACCTCTTCTTATCTTCTGTTGTTTCGTAGAACCACTCAAACAACTAGCAGAACATTATGGACACGAAGCTGCTTTGCTACATGGGTCAATGAAAAAAGAAGAACGTCAAGAAAGTATTGATAGGTTGGTGAGTGAAGAGGCAAAGGTTGGGTTGTTTAGTCTTAAAGCTGCTGGTATGGGTATTGACGGATTACAACACGTTATTGATACTGTTATCTTTTTGGATAGAGATTGGGTTCCCGCAAATCATGAACAAGCAGAAGATCGTGTACACAGGATTGGTCAAGATGCAAAGGTACAAATTTACTATATGACGGTGGAAAATAGTATAGATGAATACATGGCAGACTTGATCAACGACAAAATGAAGATCGCTTCTGAAATTGTAGATGGAGAAGTTATCAACCCAGAAAACTCTAAATCAGTATTTAAGGAGTTCGTGACCCGACTCACCAAAGAAAAATTTTTAGAATAAACTATTTATATATGTTACATTTTATGAGAGGTTAAGCGTTATGACAGATTTTATGTTCCCAACAGAAGTTATCCAACTTCCAAGTCAGGGTAAATTTTATCCGGCGGAACATCCGTTACGAGAAAACGGTGGTAAGCTAAATGTTAAATACATGACAGCTAAAGAAGAAGACATTTTGACAAATACAAATTTAATTCAAAATGGAACGGTTCTTGACAGACTAATGGATAGTTTGGTGATCCATGAGGGTGTTAAGTTTACAGATTTAACAGTGGGTGATACTACTGCTGTGTTAATGGCTTCAAGAATTTTAGCATTTGGTAAGGATTATCCTATACAAGTTTTATGTACAAAATGTCAAACCACATCAGAACACACAGTAGATTTGTCAGAACTAGAATATCCAGAAGAGGTTATAGATGTAGATCAAAATGGTCATCATTCTTTTGTAACTGAAACAGGATTAAACGTTACAATTCAAGGACTGACCCGTGGTGAAGAAATGAGATTGGAAAGAAGCGTAAAGGTGGTGGCCAATAAATTAGGAACAACAGCTGTAAATGAAGTTACATCAAGATTGAAAGCAATTATTGTTTCAATTAACGACGTAACAGATAAAAATCAGTTGTCTACCATGGTTGAGAACCTAATTATTAAAGATAGTAAGTTTATTAGAGACGAGTTTGAAAAAATAAATCCAACGGTTGATATGACAACAGAA